TGTGCGGCGTCACGTTGAGCCCGCGCATGTCGGCGACGAATGCCGCTGCGTCATAGCCCTTGTCGGCGCCCAGGGTGCGGCCATGACAGACCTCGTGATTTTTCAGATGTTGATCAGCGCCCGAACAGGATTTGCCAGCCGAGCCACGCAATGCCGCCGATGATGGCGACAAGGGCCATGAAGAGAACGGCGACGACGATCGCGCACAGCATGTCAGGTCGCCAGCGGCGGCGGGAACAAGAGCATTGCCAGCACCGCGCTGGCGCCGTCATCACGATGGCGTCGATCTTTTGCTGCGAGGCGCGCGGCCACAGCGGACGCAGCATCTGCGGGGTAATCTTCGCAGCCATTTGGGCGCCCCCTCCGTTCCGACCGAGGGTAGGGCCCGCCGAGCCCGGTCAACGGTTGCTCGCCGCGGTTGCGGCGGCGGTATTATGGTGATATGGACCCGATGGGCTGCTACAGGTTGCGGCCGGCACTTATCGCACTTGGGGTTGAGCTTTGATATACCGCGCGCTTGCCATCGCGGCCTTTGCCGTGGCCATAGCGGCTCTGGTTTTATCCTTGCGGCCGAGCGCTGCCATTGATCACCGCGATAGGCTCTCGAGCAATCGGGCCTATTTCATCTCTGCTGGCGGGAGCGATTACGCCACGTGCGCGCGCAGCCAAAGCGAAGCCTTCCCGTCCCCGCAGCAGGCATGGAGCTTCATCGCCAATTGTCTCGATCTCGCGGGCCACGACGTCGAGGTGCAGATCGCCGACGGCGAATACAATGTGGGCCTCGATGCGATGTGGCCGCAGACGGGCGCGGGACTGGTCACCTTCGTCGGCAATCTGCGTGAGCCTTCGAAGGTCAAGTTCGCGCCGCCGAAGGAGGCGTTCATGGCTCGCAACTATGCTCGCTTTCAGGTCGCTGGGATGGAGATCCAAGCCGAATATGCGGCCGTCGAGGCGGCTGATTTTGGCACGGCAATGGTCGGGCAGTCGGTGATCTTCGGCCCCAGCGCCCTTTATCACATGCGCGCCGTCAACCATGCCTTTGTGAGCGCGCAAAAGACCCGATACCTTATTGCAGGCGGCGCCGGCAAAGCGAGCATCAACGCCGCGATCAGCTCCACCATAAACCTGTTTGGATCGACGATCGCCATCGCGCCGGGGCGCCACACATTTGAGACCTTCGCGCTCGCTGATCGGTCCTCGATCGTGAACGCCAACGAGGCCAAAGCCGAGCGCAACGGCGAAGTCATGGGCGCGCGCTTCATGGTCGTTACCGGAAGCACCATTTGGACTGGCGATCAGGGCCGCGACTTCTTTCCGGGCGACAAACCGGGCGTCGGAGACGGGACCGGCAACTACGACGGGACGATTGTTGGTGAAGCCGCGGCGTTGAACTAACGCCGGCGATCCTGCGGCGACGCCGTCCGAGCTGGAGCACCAGGACCGCCCAACTCGTCGTCAACCGAAAGCGCTGCGTCCCTAGCTTTCCTGTATTGATCGACCAGCTCAGAGGTATGCACCGTTGCAGCGATCTTCTTGATGCCCTCGATCCGGTCAGTATCCACAGCAGCCTTTCCCATTTGAGCGAGATGCGCGTTCACCGCAGCAATCTGCGCATCCACGTCGCCGCCAGGCTCGATCGATGTTCGATGCCACTTGCAGTCGATCTCTTGACCATCGTCGATCAGTAGCAGACCAAAGCGAATCTGGATGAACCCGGACCTTGCCACCTCGATCTGATCGACGATGGTTTTCTTTTCGATCATATGCGCCTTCCCTCTTCTAAACCGTGAAGCTTCCGGTCCCTTCGAATTGAATGGACCCGCCACTGGCAATCTGCGTCGTAGACGGAATGATAACAGCTTGCCCCGAGCCTGACATCCGCAATGAAAGCTGCGCCGTTCCTATCCCAGGAGTCGCAAGCAGATCGGTATATCCTGCGGCGGTCACGCCCTGCCATCTCATTCCGAAATAGCCCTGAATGCCGCCGGCCGTGAATGGCAATCCATTGATTAAAGCCGCTCCTGATGCAGTCGTATAGGTGAATGCCGATGTTTGAATGCGGCATGTCGCGACGACCACATTTCCAATCTTTGTGTATGTCCCAAGCTGGACTCCATAGGTGACGGCAAGATCACCCGGCGTCTGAAATGTGAATGACGGCGTCCACGTCCCCTCCTCGTAGTCGTCAAGCGTGTTCACGTCGCTCGATGGATTCTGCGTTGCAGGGAACTTGATCTGGCCGGAAGTTGCGCTGCTCAGATCGAGCCGGCCAACAGGCTGAAAGCTCTTATCTGCGCCAATATACGCCGCGTCTGCCGCTGCTGTGCTGCCGAGCGGCGTCGTTTGAAAGACGATCTTAGTGCCTTGCGCGGATGCGCTCCAATTCTCTGCCGCCTGCAGACCGATGCCGACACCGGCAATTGTCGCGTAAGTCGTACCGTAACCAAGACCGCCGAGATAAAGCAAATTTTGACCGCTCTGCACTGCGCTCGGCGAAGCGATGCTTCCTTCGGCGCGGCGTCCAAAGACGAAAGGCAAGCTCGCCCAGGTGCTGAGAAATTGGCCGGAGAAGCCGGCGCCAACTAAATGCTGAATGGTTCCGGATACAGGCGACGGCGGCGCAGCGCTGTTGGTATTGATCGTCTGCGTCCCAATGATCACGCCATCGTAGATACCGGTGCCGTCGCCGGTCCCCGCGGAATTGCCTGGGAAGAGGTTCAGCCCAAGACCTCCGGTATCGATTAGACCGCCACTGGTAAGGCTGAAGCGCGCACCTGTTACAGTGCCGGAATTGTTGATCGTCACGCCGCCAGCGTAGAGAATGCCGCCCCGGTCTACCTTCGCAAAGGAAGTGAAGCCGATCACCCCCAGCGGGATATTGATCGTTGACCCGTTCATGTTCACGACGCCGCCGAGCGCCGCATTAATATGGGCCGCAGCGCTGGCGATGACAGACCAGGAAAAGCCTTGTATATCGACAAAGCCCTCATTGACCGCCCGGATTTGATAGAAGCTGCAGGCGCCATACCGAATATTCGACCCGGCGATAATTTGCCCCTGGTTTGCAGCCTCGATACACGCGTTGACGCCGGCGATTTCGAACCCATCCACCTTGAAGCGGGCGCCGTTGATCGCCATGAAAGCTTCAGCGGAGCTATTCACTTTGCAATTGGTGGGCGTGGACAGGTTGCCCAGAAATGAAATCAGCCCGCTTCCGATGCCAGGGCCGAGCGCGATCACACCGGCACCATAGGTGCCGTCGCCCCCCCGCACGTTGACCGCAAACTGGCCGCGGTCAAGCGTCGTCTCGATCACATCCCACGCATGCTGCAAGGTCTGAAATGCCAGCCCGGGCAGGTCTTCCAGACCACTGCTTGAATCGTCTCCGTCAATGGGGCGAACGTAATAAGTCCGATCCGCCGTCAACGTCTGTCTAGCGGCAGAAGCATCAGCGATCTGCCCAAGAAGGGAGGGAATATCGAGGCCGATCTGATAGTTCCCGCCGTTGTTGTCGACGACGATCGGATCGGAGCCGGTCAGCGTGGCGGAAAAGCTCGGCAGCACTCGCACCTTGATCGACGGCGCAGGCGTGACCTTGAGCCTGAGCGTAGGGTAAGGGGTGAGGCTCATGCGCTCACCACTCCGTGGACCACGGGGAGCATCGCGGTAAGCAATTGAAATTTCCTGCCGGTCGCCATCGTCACCCGAATGCCAACGTCATATTGACCAGCGCACAGCGTCGCCATATCAGTCTCTGAAAACAGTATCTCGGCCGTTCCGTTTGTCGCCGCTCCGACAATGGTGATTTTTCCATCAGCGAGTGATCCGGTTAGTGCGGGATTTCGATTGTCCTGAGCGCGCACCGCAATGTCGATTGATGCGCCTGTCAGGTCGATCGCTGTGTTCGTCGCCGGATCGGCCATCTCGAGAAAGAAGTTCCAGTCCTCTCGATTTGAGACCGCCGCCAAGGTGCCGACGAACATGTGCGCCCCTACAGCTTGATGAAAATAGAGACGATAGCTGCGGGCGGCATTTTGTTGACAGCCGCAGCCGTTACGCCATTGTTGCCGGTGCCTGTCATCGCCGGGAGCGTATTTGCGGCAATCGTGATGCCCGTTGATCCCGAGCTTGCCTTCGCGCTGTCCGAGCCGGCTTGGGTTTGATTCGAGATAGCAAACGGAGCCGTGCTGCCCGGGTGGCCGTGAGAGCCCTGGTTGGCAGGAATGGTGACCGGAATGGGCGGGATCATGGTGGCGTTAAGCGTCACGGCCTGCGCGCCACCTGCGGCGCCAAGGGTCGTGCCGGTGATACCGGAGCCGCCTGACGTGACGCGACCTGCCGCCGAATTGCCCATGTCATCAAGGGCAGCGAGCACACGGCCACGGAAGTCTGGAAGCGTGATGGTTTTGTTCGCGAGCCAATCTGCGTTTGCGGATGCGCCACGGCCAGTTGACACGGTCAGATTGGGATCAGCGCCCCACAGGAATTCAAACAATGCCTGCACATCGGCATTCGCGCGCTCGGCCGCTCCCGAGCTTGCCGAGCCAACCGTTCGCCCGTTGCAACGCACCCATCCGGTGTGCGTGCTGTTGACGTAACGGTTCTTGAGGTCACCGGTTTGGAAGACCGTCGTCGGATCGACGCCGCCTCCGCCGCCTCCACCAGACGAAGGGCCGACAACCAGGATGTTGTCAGCGGCAATTACAGTGACGCCATTCTTATCGGTCAGACGGATTTTGATATTGCCGTCCGCGAGGTTGAAAAACGGAATTCTACCATCGGCAAGGAGGGTTATTGGATTGGGATACGCAATGGTGAGCGCGATGTCCTGGAAGCAGCTCTGAGGAGTGGTGGTTCCAGCAGCGAAGGTATAAAATAGGCCGCCAGACAACGGCACTCCGTCTTGGTCGAATTGCTGGGAGCCTGAGAGGCTGATAGAACCGGCCATGCTGTTTTCCCAAAAAAAAGTGGCGCCCGGGTGGGCGCTGCTGTGGATCTGCTATCTCGTCGTCGTTTGGCTGTGCGTCGATTACCCGTACGGGCTATGGTTGTTCGTCTTCGGCGGCACCGCGCATTGGTCCTTGCAGAGACCGCAGCAAATCATCGGGGGACACCGATATTCCAGCGCTCGATAGATTGTTCGAGAGATTGCGTGACGCCACAGTTAGCCTTGCAACATTCCGCGGCGTCGGGCTGACTTCTGCCGCCTGAGCCGCCATCGACCAGTCTTGCAGTGGCGCGCCGACTTGGCGGGCGAACGGCGACCGCGAGCGCACGAGTTCATCAAGCTTGGCAACCTCGCGTGCCGTAATCGCATTGCCGAGTTTCTTGAACCCATAGCCAAAGATTGGGGCGATGGCGCCCACCGGGCCGGCTGCCGCTGCGCCAGTGCCGGCTGTGACAACCGTCCCCAATCCGCCACCGCCGCCAAACAGGTTGCCCAGAAAACGCGATGTATTGCCGACGAATGTCCCGCGGACGATGCTGTCCATCCGCGCAAGTTCGTCCTGTGAGTAGCCCCGCCGTTGCTTGGGGTCTTGCAGGATGGACTTGATTCTTTGGCGGACTGCGTTGTCGACGTTCTGGCCGGAATTGGCCGCCACCGCATTGAGATCGGCCTTCTCGGCCGCTGTCGTTATCGCTTCCGAACGCTTGGCAGCCGCATAGTTGCCCCTGGCTTCCGTCAAGGTGGCGGCGGCGGCCGCAGGATCGCCGGCGATGACATCCGTCTTCGACAGGTTGGACAGAAAATCGTCCGCCGACTCGATGGCTCTCGAAGCAGCTAACCGCTCGGCAGGCTCCGTCGAACTGGCCGCATGTCCCAGCGTCTTGCGCAGGCTGTCGATGTTCTTGCCTGTGGCGAATGCATCCACCGGAGCCTTGTCGGCCTTCTCCAGGATTTTCCAGGTCTTCGGGGCCACGTTCTCGTCGAGCCCGGCCTCGGTAAGGGTGGCGCGGGCGCGATCGGACCAGGACTGGACCGCTGGCGCCTTGACCGAGAGCCCGGCCACCTCCGGGCTTTCATAACCTGCTGTGGCGGCCGTCCTGAGTTCTTGGGCGGTCGGAGTGGTGGCGCGCTCGGCGGTCGTGGCCGTCCCAGCTCCCGCCGGGAGGCGCTTCGGGATAGGCAGCGCCATGCCGGCGGCGAAATCTGTGTACTTCGAAGGGATGCCCGTGACGTTCTCGACCGGCTGTCCGACAACCGTGTGGATGGCCGCGTTAATGGGTGACGAAATATACCCGGCCGCGCCGACAACCGTATTCCCCAGGCCGCGCACAAGCTGGCCGGCGCCCGCCGCAGTCTGATCCTTCTCGGACATGCCTTCCGGGGTCTTGTTGACGGCAAACTTGCCGGCTGACATCAGCTGGTCGAACCCGTGGATCATCTGGTCCAGAGACTGCCTGCTCATCTCCTTGTAGGTCGACGGATAGCTCGTGATCGGCTCCAGCGCCTGCCCGATCATGCCTTTTGGCGCAGCCTTAGCTGGGACCAGGTCGGCGAACGAGTTGCCGAAATCAGTCGCCTGCTTGGCCGCTGGTGTCAGATCGGAGAATGCGGACGAGAAGTCGATCGGATCGGCCATCAAGGACCAGCCAATGGCGGAACGCCCATCTGGCGCAATCGATCATTCACGGCCTTTGGATCGGCACCGTTGGCGACCGCGGCGCGAGCGGCAGCAATGGCCGCGTTGGCGTCATTGCGGTTCGTGACCTGCGGGATTTGGATGGCCTGTGCTTGGGAAGCGGCGGCGGCGGGCTGCTCGGTGGACTTTTGAGGACCGACGCCCTTCAGAAATCGCTCGCGTTGAGCGGCTCGCACCTTTTCTGGAGAAGACAGCGCGGCGGCAATCTCCTGCTCCATCATCCCCGTCGCGGCGTCGAATTGGCCGGTTGACCACGCCTTGTTCAGAAGAATGCGCGCATGATCCTTGTCGCTGACGGTCGGGTTACCGGTCGGGCTGATCGCTCTGGCATAGAGGTTGACCAGCGTATTCACGCCGCCGCCGAACTTCACTATGTTGGGATCGCCCGTCTTCTCTTCATACGCCTGAATGATCTTGTTCAGATCAGGATAGTTCGTGCGATTGACCGCATTTGATGCATCCCTCACGATCGGAAGCACTTGACTGAACTCAGTCGCCGCCATCTCAATGTTGGCACCTTTGACAGCGGTCGTGCGCTGACCCGCCTTGACGCCCTGATACTCGGCGTTGCGCATCGCCTGTTCAGCGCCGCCCTCGCCGCCCTCTTGGTTCAGTTCGGCGATCTTCTTGCGCACGGCGATGACATTCGCCGCCCCTTGAGCGCCACGACCCAAATTCGTGAACACTGACGCGTCGCCGGCCTGTGCCTGCTTGGCAAGCGCGGTCAGCGTCGCGTCGTCGAAGGTGCCGGTCTCGCCGAGGCCGGGCTCGCGAAGGGTTTGGCCTGATCGGGTCATCACGCCAGCACCGAAGGGGACGACGAAGGGCTGTGAGGCTTGGCGCGTTTCGGCCTGCGATTGGATTCCTTCAATGGCCTTGTTGTGTCGGGCCGTCTCGATCTGTCCGGCTGCGCTCTGTGCCAGCGCGGCTTTCTGCTGGGCAAGCGCCAGCATCGGCTTGGCCTCGTCCGTCAGGCCCAATTGAGCAAGCGATGTGCCCGCCTTCGCTACATCGATATTGCCGGACTGATCAGTCGCGCCGGCCAATGCTTCGCCGATCGCCTGCTTGCGGCGGTTCGCTGCAATGGCATCGCCGATCTGCCCCAACGGGGTGAAGTCTACCTGCGGCGCAGGCGCCCACTTCGGTAACTGGAGGTCGTTGATAGCCATCGTTTTAGGCCGTCTTTCCGGGGCTGTAAGCTTTGGCGACCGAGCCACCGAGGTTCAAAAGTGAGTTCCAGAACGCGCCCGAACCCGCCATCTCGGCATTCGCCGCGGCCGTGTTGCTGTTCGCCGTGCCACTGGCGACGTTACCCGCGACATTCGCCTTGTTCTGCGCGGTCTGGCCATAGATGCCGGCCTGCCCAGCCGCGGCCTGCCCCGTCACGCTCGCTTCTTGCGGCACGAATCCAGCGAGGTTGGTTTGCCAGTTGCCGTATTCCGTGTTGGCGAGGTTCTGTGCCCGCGTTCCGATCTCGGCCAGCGTGTTGCCTGAGCCTGCAATACCAAGTGAGGCGGCCTTGCGTGCTGCCGCGTCCGTTGCCTGGTCGACCTGCCACTGATAACCGGGACCGGCCTGAAATGCCGCCTGCGCCGCCTGCGTACCGGCGGCGCCGTTCACCCCAAGCGAGTTGAGGTACATATCGGTCGCGCCGCCGTATTTGGTGCCCAGATTGGTGAGCGGCGTATACGCGCCAATAGCGCTCGTCTGGCCCTGGTCGAGATAGCCCTGCGCCTGATTGCCGTACTGTTGATAGAGCGCAGCGTTCTGGGCAGCGGCATCTTTTGCGCTGTCGCCGCTAAAAATGTCGAAGATTCCGATGTTAGCCTCCTATGGTCCCCAACTCGCTGCAACCAAAGCTACCCCGACGTTACTTGCAATCGCAGAGGCCGATACCGTTATGCTATTTGATCCTGTCGTCGACGACGCACCGGTAGTAAACCCGCTGGTGGAATTGGCGCCAAAATCCAAATCCTCTGCCAAGCCCCCAGTCCATGTATAGCTTGGCAAGCTGCCAGCCCCATTGCCTGCAACGGCAAGCGCAATTCCGGCCGAAGGAATATTGATGCTAGAAGAAACCGATGCAACTGCGTTTCCGCTATAACCAGTATTGGTATTGAATGGCGTTAAACCGCCAGCACCATTCATGGCGTAAATACCAATGCCAATGGCGCCGATTGCCCCCGAAGCGGAAATAGTAACTACGCCGCTAGTGCCAGATGGAACAGCCAGAGCCCAGATGCCAACCCATGGCGTGAATCCTGGATTAGTTGTTACGAAGCGTGATACCACAAGCGTGGCTGCATTACTTGCAATCGTGCAGCCAGTGACGTTGTTGGCGATTCCTGTGTAAACCGCCACCGCCGCAAGAATGATGCGATCGTTCGCTGACGAACCGAAGTTGTACGTTCCTCCGTTGACAGCTCCGCTGTCCGTCTTGGTGATCTTAACAGCGCCCCCTTCAAGAAACCCGGGCTCAAACATCAGGCGCTCAGGGAGCCTCCTGCCACCCATTCGTTCGCCACGCGCTGATACAGCGTCGCCATCGCCCACTGCGAGATGAGCTTGGGACCGACGCGAGTTCGAAGCGTAACACCGACGCCGGCCGTTATCGTGGTCTGCCCTGCCCCGACCTGCACAATGTTCATCCAGGCTCCGATCGGGAACGCCACCGACGCATTCGGCGGGATGGTCAGCGTGTTCGCGCCTGCCACGTTCATCTCGATCGTTTTTCCTTGGTCGGCCAGAACCAGCGTGTAGTTCCCGGTTTGCGTATTGACGCCGCGGCTTAGCCCGAGCTTTTCGTAGAGCGTATCGGTCACTGCCTGCGTGAGGAGCGATCCGCCGTTGAGCAAAACGGCAATGCTGCTGAAGAAGTCGAACCAGTCCTTTCGAACCAACGCGGTTTGTAAGTCGATCAGCGCCACGCTTGGCTTCGGGATGGCATTCTTCGCGCCAGCCATCAGCCGATCACCCGCGGGTCTTCAGCTTGCGTCGCCCCAAGGAACCCGACGTATACCGGGTCTGCCACGTCTATCCGCCAGCGCCGGCCGTTCCAGCTCGATCGGCCCGTGCACGCCACCAGCGACACCAGATCGCGCGTTTCGGACTGTCTGCCAAGCTTACGCTGGATCGGCGCGGACCATGTCTGGCCGCCATCATCGGACCACGATATCTCGACGGTCGGGTTGGTCTGGATTGGATCGGTTCCGGATGCCTGCCCTACTCCGGTGACGAAACTGAAATCCGCTCGTCCGATCCGGGCGCCCGTGGGAAACTTCTCCACCGCGCCGCTTTCCAATCGCATCCGAAACGGACTGAGTACCTCGCTAAAGACCGCGCTGGTGATCTCCTGAATGTTGCCGGTCTGGCTATCCCCACAGAGCCATTTCGATCCGAACGCATTGATCCCGCCAATAATGCGCGATCGCGTCAGGCCGTAGCTATTGCGCTCCGACCATTTCGAGGTATTGAGGTCGAGCACCCATGTCCAGGTTGTCGATGAAATCTGCACCATCCCATGGCCGCGGGAGATGTAGACCGACACCTCAAGCTGGGTCTTGTCCGTCACCGCCTCGATCAACGCATCAATGTCGGGCGAGCTGATCTTGTCCGGCGTGTAGCCGTTGAGCTGATAGACCGCACTGTCATCACCGATCCAGACGAGAGCGCGCCCGAACGCGTCCTCCTGACCGGCAATGCAGTATGGTCCGGCAAGCCCGCGCGGTATCACGACCGACCGCTGGAACGGAAACGGGATTGTCCCCACGTCCGCCCAGACCTCAGTGGTGAAGCCGCCGAACAGCCACAGCTGTCCTGCATATGGGATGCACCGGACCAACCCGTCCGGCTTGGACTCAGCCGTGCCGAACGACAGGGCGTTGACCGAGGTCGAATTCAGATCCGTCGCGTATGCGCGGCCATTCCCGGTCGTGAACACGAGATAGCCATCGATCGAGCAGACCGAATTGACCGCAGGCAAATCCGGGTCTGGATAGCTGTTGGTGACGCTCGACGACGTGAACACCGCGATATTACCGTCGGGATCGCAGAACACCTGATCCGGCGTCACTGCATTGTTGCGGGCAAAAAACCCCTTCTTGGTGCCGTTGAGCGCGCCAACATTAGTCGATGCCCCACCCACGCTGGTGTGCTTCTCCATCTGGCCGTTGAAGGCGCTGTACAGGATGCCCGCTATCTCGATCGATCCGCGATAGCCTGACCTACTTGTGGTTCCGAAGTTACGCAGGCCTGGAGCCCGAACGTACTTGCGACCCGACGGCGCTCCGTCGGTCAGGGGTTCGACGTACGCATTTAAAATTCTACCGGCTGATTCTTGCGGACGACTCCCTGGCGCCGTCGACAATGGGAACGGAACGTTGGCGGGGCCGACCATCAGCGTCCAACCTGGCTCAATGGAAGGTATTGGCGCGCTTGATCCTCGTGCAGGCCTTGTGCATAGGAGGTCGCGTTATCTGGAGTGTCGAAAATGCCGAGGTGCTTGCCAGTCTTGCGGTAGAGGTCCATCGATTCTTGATCCGACATGATACGACCATCGTCGCTCACCGTCGGGATCAGCACTTCACCATTTCCGAAGTTCGCTGACATCGAACGAACCGTGCTGATCGACCCGTCTGGATTGCGCACGATAGGGCGGGCGTTTAAATCGATGTTGCCGGGCATGATGAGCCCAGCCGGGCCTGCCCCAAGGCTTCCGAGATCAGCCATTAGCGTCCGGTCACAAAATTAAAGCTGGTGTAGCGGCGGTTGCCCGCCCGTAGTTGAATATCCGTGGTGAGCGTGCGCCGTGTGCGCGCCGGCCGGCCGATGACGCGCAACTCCTCCTCGGCCAGTTTGGACTTTGCCATCAGCGCGGGATCGCCAGCCAAATTGAACGCGCCGGCACAGCGCCATGCGACCATGTCGGCGAGCGCGAGGAAAATGGCCTCATCGATCTCGCCGCCAGTCACTGGATTGGGCGTGCCCGTATCGGCGACATAGACGATCTCTTGCGCCGCCAGGCTGGATAATGCCGGATCGAGCAAGCCGTCGACGCGGCTCACGTTCTCGTCCGACGGCGCTTGCCCAGGCACGAGGATGCCGAGACTATCCAGCACCTGATCGATCAGTTGGCGGCGGGTTTTGGAGGCCATTAATCGTCCTCTTCCTGGAAAAGAGCGGGCCAACCAGCCCGCCCTTTCCGTCGCGATCGGACTTAGATCGTGCCGGCGCCGCCGCTCATGCGAACCGCGAGCCGCGGGTCAATCGTCTTGGTTCCATAGAGAATGTCGAGACGGAAGTTCGACACGTCATTGGTGCCGTCGTAGTACGGGATCACGCGAACACTCAGTCCCTTGTAGGACTCTCGTGCCACGTCAACCGCGCCCGGCGGCTTCACCATCGGCACCACACACAGGGCGAATGCATTCTTGTGGAACATGAGGTTTTGCCGATAAGAAGCGCTGTCCGCACCCGCAACGACAATCGCCGCACCGCCGATAGCCGCAGCATTGGTGGACGCAAACGCTTCGGAGCCGGTGAACGGGATAATCGCCGGAGTGATGGTAAGCGTCGCAGCGCTTGCCACCGCGGTGACATCCGCCAGCACCGTGAAGTGCTGCAAAAACGGCAGCGTGGCTTTGGTGACCGGGTTAACCGCAAACACGTTCGCGATCGTGAATACAGTGCCCGCACGGATCAGATCCGTCGCACCCCAGCCGCCCGTGATAAGCGACATGGTGCCAGGAACCGACTCGGTATTCTGCACCGCCGCATAAGTCGTGCTTTGGGTGCCGGTGACCGTCGCGGCGTCATCGTTCGCAGTGGTGCCGACATAAGTCGGAACGTTCTGCGACATGTACGTTGCTACTCCGCCGATCTCGCCGATCTCGCCGCGCCGATATGCCGGATTGGCGATGGAGTTGACGAACAAGGCAGTCTGCGAGCCAGCCAGCGCCCAATAGGACTCGGGGCTGAGAACCGCAGAACGCTCATCCTGCGGAACTGCAAACTGGTCGAGCCGCTCAGCGCCGCGGGCGAATGCGACGAACGTAGAGATCGGCGTGTCAAGGCCGGTTGCAGGCTGGCCGACCCAGTTCGGGATACGGATATATTCCGCCATCACGGCCCGGTCGACATCGTTGGCAAGCTGCACCATGGCGGGTTTCATTACACGCTCGGCGAGTTCTTCGATTTTCAAGGTCAGCTCTGCCGAGGTGAACTTGAAATCAACGCCGCGCTGAGTGGCGACCTGCATCGTCAACTTACCTTCAGTCACGTCCTGAATCGGTGTCGCAATGGCGCCGTTTCTGACGGTGAACTGATTTGGCTTGCGGATCGAGATCGTGTCGCCTACGTCGTAGCCGTTGACCTTCTTGGCAAACTCGTCTTCGTAGGCGCGATACACGCGCTTTGCCATGACCAGCTCATTGTCGAGAATGCGCACCGCCGCTTTCGCGATGATGGTCGGATTGAGGATGGTATTAGCCATTGCCGTAGCCCTTTGTGGCTATGGCTCCGGGCACGTCACTTCTTGCCGTAGGTTTTGCTGAGCCAGGTATCGAGATCGCGATCAGGCGATGACGGCGCAGCACCACCCTTTGGAGGCGTGACGGGCTTGGGAGCCTTTGTCTTCGTTTTGGGTTGCGGCAGAGACAGCGTTGACTCGATGCGCCCGATCTCGCGTGCGGCTTGGCGCTCGCTCATATCGTTCAGCGCATGAAGCTTGGACGGGTTCTTGGCGAGGAAGTAGACGAGATGCGCGCTCTTGTCGGAATCGAGGATCAGGTCCTCGACCGTCGGGCTCGCTTTGAGGTCGCCGGCGCCTTTCAAAATGGTGTCGAAGTCCTTCGCTTTTCCGCGAAATTCCTCGACGCGATCCTGGTGCGCTTCGGCCATGTCACGGCGGCGTTCAGCCCGAAGGCCTTCCTGCCGCTGAGCTTGGCCTTTGACCTCTCTCGTGACCTGGCGCTTGTCGAGCTCGTAAGCCGTCTGCGCCCGTTCAAAGGCGAGGTAGTCGCCCTTGTATTCTTCCTCTTTCGGCGGCTTGCCGATGATCCGCTCGACCTCCGACGCAACATCCGCTTCGGACTGAGCCGGGCGGCTGCGTACGGATGCGAGTTCGGCCTCAGCAGCAGCAAGACGGCGTTTCAGCCGCTCCGATCCGCTGAGTTTCTTCTTGGGCCGCTCGTCCTTCTTCTCGTCCTCGGACTCCTCGCCGTCAGCCTCCTCCTCCTCGCCGGCGTTATCGCCAGCGTCGGATTCCTCGGCCTCGGCTTCGGTGTCCTCTTCGTCTGTCTCTGTTTCGGCCTCTGTCTCGGGCTCGTTGCCCTTGGTGTCGGCCTCAGATGGTTTGCTCTTTTCCGCCGGCGTGCCGGTGAGGGCCGCCAGCTCTGCATCGAGCTGGGAATCATCCATGTTGGTGTCTGCTCACGAAAAAAGCCGCCCGAAGGCGGCGTGGGTCATCGTGGCCGCCATCGCGTCATGCGACGGCGTGCCCGAAGTTGGGAAACTGTCAGCTATCCTGCTCCGTCACGGCCAAAACGACCGACGGCCGGCGTTTAGGTGTTCGTGATTACGGAAATTTTGTTGCCGCGGCTAACGTAGAAGTGTTCAACATCGCCTGCGGCCATGCGCTGATCGTTCGTCGTGGCTGTCGGATTCGATCCGTACTTGATCGAGCAAATGGCATCCGTCTCAACCCGGACATAACGCGTCCCATCAGAGATGGCGGCAGACTGCGCGGCGCCAGCGCTGTAATCGATCGGCGGCTGGACGGTGACGACTGAATCGAAATCCATGATCTGTGCCGTGCCGCCATTACTGGATATGCCGAGCCGAGAGAATTCAGTGATGTAAAGCTTACTCATCGGATCAGGGCTCCTTGCGGTACAGGCGCAGCAAAAACCCCGCTCGGCGGCGGGGCTGGGGGCATCGGCGATTGGGGCCCGGGACCGGGCGGCGCTCCAGGCGGTGGCGTCATCCCAAATGGAATAGGATTTGGTCCAGCATCAGGCGGTGGCCCTCCATTGCCCTGTACAGCCTGCGCCAGTGCGACAACGATGTCGCGTAGCTGCATGACGGCCTGGGCCAATTCGTCAACGCGCGGGTCCTGCGCGGGCTCCTGTGGAGTTTGTGCGGCCTGCGCGCCCATCTCGGCCGCTCTGGCCGACACAGCATGTCCGGCCATCGTGGCCGTATGGTCCAGGCGGGCCTTCTCAAGCTCGGCATTCACCTTCGCCATCTCGGCGTCGATCTTGCGGCTATCAATTTGCAGTCGGGCTTGATTGAATTGGCCCTCCTGCTGCATCTTCGCCATCTCGGCCTGTTGCTCAGGCGTGGGAGGTGGCGGCGGCATCTGCGGAGGTGGCGGCTCGCCGGCCTCCTGGGCCTCCATCTGCTGGATTTGCGGAGGCAACAATAGCTGCGCACGCTTGGCGATCTTGTCGGCCAAGGGGAAGTCTTGCGACTTCACGAACAGGTCCGAGAACATCAGCGCAGACTGCGGGCCGAGCGATTGCATCAGCGCCTGCATGCCGTCGCGGGCCTCCTCGCGTTTGGTCGAATAGCTCGGGCCCATCTCGACCGCGACCTCATAGGCGCCGATCGTCACATCGTTGAGAACGTTTGTAGCAATGCCATCCCCGTTCGGGTCCAGCTGCGCCTGGTTGATCTTCATGATGTCGACTTTGCCGTCCTCGCCGACGATGTGGATCGTGCGCTCGGTGTCGTAGACGTGCGAAATCAGGTCGATCAGGATTTGCGCGGTGCGTCGGATAGCGCGGCCGAAGTTATCGACATAGACGTAGGTTCCAGTGTCCCCTTCCCGCTGGCGGGCCATGATGGCCTTGCCGCTGGTTTCGTTCGAGGCCTGGCCGAGCGATGACGGATAGATGCCAGTCACCGCGCTCATGTCGGCCGATGAAACAGCAAGCAAGTCCTTGATGCCGGATGACGCAAGCGGGGGTGGTTCCCGCTGTGGAGCAGCCCCGCCATTCGTGGGATCAGGCTCATATTCGAGATACGGCCAATTCCTGCTGTTGGCTGTCTCCCACTGATCCTGATATTTCTCGAAGTTCTTGCGCGTGCCTTTGTAAGGCGCCTTCGGCTGCAGCGCGACAACCTCGGCATCGGCCGATATCGCATAGTTGTACAGCCGCTGCACGTCCTTGAGCGCCCGCACCACACCGCGGCGGATGACCTCACGGCCGATCTTGATCTCTTCGCCGAGTAGAGGAACGATCGGGATGAACGCGCCGGGCTCTTTCTCTGGCTCCTCGATCACATCGCTGGCTGAGATCACGCACCGATAGACACAGAAGCCGTCTCGCTCCTCGATGTCGGGTTGTTGGATCATGACGTCGAGGAGTTGCGGGTCGCCGGGCTCCATATCCGTGATATCGACAATCGATCCGTCGGGGAGCATCGCCAGCGTATGCTTCTCGGCCTCCTTGTAGAAATATTCCGCGATCCGAACATGATCCTCGGTGAACCACGAATGGAACAGCGCCGGCACGCTCGGCAGCGCATCGCCGCTCTTGTCGGGATATTTCTCCTCGAACGCCGCTCGGCTCATGTCGACCGGGACGAAGCACCACATCGCATCATCGCGGGTTGGTAGGATCGAATCCGGGTCCCAGACCACAGCTACGCCATCCTCGATCGGCGCGATGCGAAGCTCCTGGTTGAACGTCGTGTTGCTGGCGTACTCCCGCAGGACCCGCCAATGACCGATTCCGGCGCCGACCTGGCTATCGGCCGCATTGAAATATGCCGCCGCCGCATCCGAGCGCCGCTCGATATAGCGGATCATGCCCGGGAGTATTTTGTCCGCCACTTGCTGGCTGGCGGCATCGTCGACCGGCACGACCTTGATTGCCGGTCGCATCTGCCGCATGTCGCCGGTGACCTGGCGCACGAACTGCGGGCACTTGTTGACCGTCAGGATCGGGCGACCCTCAGCCTCGCGCTCCCGGCGGGCCCGGTCTTCCCATTGCCCCTCCTCGGCGAGGAAGCGCAAATCCTCGTACGCCCGCTCCATGTTCTTGCGGTCGCGTTCCCACCCGCGCTCGTAGCGCTTGATGGCCTCGGCGTGCATGTCGTCGTCGGCAGTGTCGGCCGTGGCCTTCTTGTCCTCCTCGGGCGCAGCTTCGCTGTCCGCTGGCTCGTCTGCCTGCGGTTGGCGCTTGCGGTTCTTCGCCATCAGGGCCCGTACAGGATCCGGTCAGCCTTACGTACGATGGCGTCGTGCTCGGATTGGGTCAGGTTGCCGGCGGACAGTTCTTCGGATGCACGGCTCTTGGCATTCGCCGCGTGAGTGCGATTTGGCATGGGATAGGCTCGCTTGCCCGGCAAGCCGAATATGCTGGCCGGAAGTTTCTTGCGCTGGCCTGCTGTGAGTTTTGCCATCTCAGTTGACCTTGGCAATGTTGGTGATCGGCTGTCGCTGGATGGCATCCATCACGGCGACCAGAACCTTGCCGGCAAGCGTGGGATTGCGAGCGGCGAGCACAGAGGCGAAAGAAACCGCAACCTGATAGCCTGTGAGCCCGCGCAATTCAGCTGCATCGCAGACCTGCACCGCGTAGTCCGCCGCGTTTTGCATATGGGCATCGCGCTCGGCGACTTGGGCTCCGGTTTTCTGCATCTCAGGCTCCCATCCAACCGCCGTGCGCAACCCGGCGCCGACGCTCTTCGCGGTTGACCTGCGGTTGCTCATACGCAATCGCCATCAGGCCGAAAGCGTCCGATGCATGAGACGACCAGTCATGCTCAGGACCAAGGCCAACGTTGCGCGTCTCATCCTTGCGTTCGTGGTAGTAGCCAAGTGCATCACGGCCGGCCTCGGTCGTCTTATCGCTGAACCAGCACTTCGGGAAAATGCGCCGCACGGCCTCGATCCGCATGGCCGAGGCGCCCCTGCCCTGGTTCTTGACGACATCAACCTCAAACTCAGCGTCGCGGAGATGATCCTCGTAGCGCTTGCCGGTGATGTTGTTCTCGTTCACGCCATCATGCGGCAGAACACAGACCGCTTTTGCATATCCCCGCGTACGAAGCTCGCTCACGTAGTAGGCCAAGACCTGCCCGACACCTTCGAGATAATCGAGCACCCTGATTTCCTGCCCGACGAACTGCACAATCCAGATCGACATGGCATCGGCCTGAGCACCAGAGCCGCCCAAATCAAAAAACGCCCGCAGTGGGAGCAGCGGGTCAGCCGACACACGGCCTATCCTGCCTTGCGCCTTGGCTTCCGCAAGGCCCTTGGCGAAGTAGGCTCCCTCGAATGCTTTGGCGTAGTCGCCTTCCCAGATGTGCTCGTAACGATCCGGATATTTCTCCAGATCAAGCTTTCGCTCCTCCTCGAGCACCTTGGGGAACCAAGGATTGTCACGCCAATTGGCCTCGACGACGACGGCGCTATCTGGCCTCAGCGTCCGTAGGAATTCGTCGATCGCGTCAGACTTGCGCCGCGGATTCCAGCTGGCCCAGATTTCGCTTTCGTCGGCGCGGATCGTCGGCCGCAGCATTGCCAAGCTGCGGGCGCTGAGCGTCTGAGCCTCCTCGATCCAGGCAATGCGACAACCCTCCAGCGACTTTATGGTCTCCGCTGTGTGGTCTTGCATGCCCTGGAAGAGGATCACGCCGCCACCAGGCGTGCCGATATTGTCCTTCGTGACGTTGAAGTCTCGTCCCACGCCAAGCTGCTCGATCTTCGTCTCGATCAGGTGCTTGCTCGATTGCGCCAACGACTTCTGGTACTCGCGAATGCAGACAGCCCGCATACCGAGATCACGCAAGCAGCTCTCCACCAGCAATTCCGCAAAGAAATGCGACTTTCCCGATCCGCGCCCGCCAAACGCGCCTTTGTAGCGCATCGGCTCAAGAAGTGGGCGGAACACTCTCGCCGTCGGTATTTTCAGCGTTGACGATGACACGTTCAATCTTTCGGATGACCACAGGGTTCTCGGCGTCGCCAGCGTGCACAAGCTTGTCGCCGTACTTCTTCGGCCCCAGCTTGGACATCAGCCACTTACGGGTATCGATCCGAAGCCGCGACCGGTTGATATGATCGGCGTCCACGGTTGTGGACCTCGATCCGTCTGACCGCTCGCGCTCAATCCAATCGTTGGTGCCGTCGTCGGCAATTTCGACAATCTCGTCGGCCCAGTGTTCCAGTAGTTGCTCACGAGCCCGTGCGTATTGCTGCGCAAATTCCGCATGCTTTTGAAGCCACTGGAAAACTGTGCGCTGTCCAGGCATGGCGTCATCACGGCAGATTTCACGCAACGACTGCCCATCCGCCATTCGAGCGCAGATGAGGTCCGCGGTCTCTTGGGTGAAATCAGAGGGACGGCCGGCCATGGCTCAATTCGTACTCGTGCATTTCATGCATCAGGTCGTGTAGCCATTTTTTCTCGCCCTCGGTGCGAGGGCCGGCCGCGATGGTGGCCATCATCTGCAGGTCTTCGCCAGAGGCGAAAATCTGGTTCGGCCCGAATCTTCCCCACTTCGGAGGTATCGGCGCGCAAACGACCTGTTTTCCCATAAACATCATGAGGCCTTACCTTCGGTTTTCAGCCACCGGTGGAGACGTACATGTGCTTGCCGCGGTGGGTGATGATCTTGGTCCAGGTCATGTGGTCAGCCGCTGGAATATCCGGTAGCCGACGTTGCGGCCGATCAGGATGGCCACGTGGTCGTTGTCACCTGCCCGGAGCGCGCGCTTGATCTCCTCGGAGCCACTAGCGATGAGCCGATCAACCGCTCCCGAGGAGAACTTGCGGACCATGGAGCCGGGATCGAGCTTCAGCTCGGTGCTGGCGGCTTGGCTAAATACTTCATGGAGCGCGGAAAAGCTCATACGGTTCCCCGTGAAACGTGCGCCAGAAACGCAAAACGCCGGGCCGCAGTTTCCTGCTCCCGGCGCAATTCTAGCTCGTGACTGATTCGTAGCATTGAACTTAAAGTCAATGCAAGAGGATGAAAGAATTATCTCCACAGGTCATTCAACCGGTCGAGGGCCACTTTGAGCCTTTCGGCGGCCGCACTAATAGCTTGCGGCATGGAACCCCAGCCCAGCGCATAGCCTACCTGCTCCAGAGGCGCTTCCTGGCAGATGATGGCGTCCAATACCTTGGCACCGATCGTTCCCGTCGCCTTGACCGCCGCCCGATACTGCTGCCTGTGGAAAACCTGCGCCTCGGTCTTTGCCATTCCCGAGAAGCTGGTCACGTCCGATGCCAGGATACGATTGAGATCGACCGAGCCGATCGCCTCCCCAAGCCCTGCGTGCCACCAGTGGTGCCTGAACTTCATGCCGGCGGCGTATTGCTCCGCGGTGATGACGCCTCTACCCCAGGCGCGCTCCAGCGGGGCATCACGCAGCGTGATCTGCCCGGTGTCTCCCCGGTCCCAGTCGCCGCTGGCATGGCGCAACCGCTCGGGCGTGGGCCGGGCGCGTTCCTGGACGTCGACCGGCTCGCGGTGTCTGCGTTTCGCCATTCCTGTTGCCCCTAGCATGGCTAAGCTCTTTCGTAATCCGTTGATATATATCGTCCTGTATTAACTTGATAATTCAGGGCGAGTTTGCAGGGATATCCGAGTTCTTCGAACCGCGCTTTGCGATGGTAAAGCTCGGCTTCAGTGCGCCGATTGGTACCGTCGAAGATCTCTGGCCGGTGAACCACAAAGCCTTGGTCGACCATGTTTTCCCAATTCTTGGACCCGCTCACGTCCTCTAGCGAGGGCGCCTTGCCGCGTCGCAAGCTGTCCATCTTCGCGGGATGGGCGACGACCTGGACGTGGCAATTCATGTCGTGCGCAAATACGTGCAAAGCCCGAAGGCACCGGCCGATGTATTCGGTTTCGCTCTCGTCCCTGGTGCGCGCGGCCTCCAACCTATTCCACGGATCGACCTGAACGATGCGTGCCCCATGCCGCACCACGGCGATCTCAGCCATGTCCAGGAACCATTCGAGTGTCGGTCGCTGGTCAGGGTGGACGAGGAATAGATACCGATCGTCGATCCAGCGATCGGCCGATTTCATCTCCTCAGGCGACATATCCTTTTCGAGTTTCCCACTGAGCAACGTTCGCAATTGCCGCCGAATGTGGGGTTTCGCTCGGGTTTCGAACGAGGCTATGCAAGCGCAGAGCGAATAGGCCCGAATGATCTGAAACCAGATTTGCTGCCACAGGACCGTCTTTCCATGCCCCGGATGGCCGGTGACGACGGACAGCGTCCGTGGCGCGAGCATTACCTTGCGCTCCCATTCCGGGAAGCCGGGACCCCATAAAACCATGGCTGGCGGCTCAGGAAGCTCCAGGAGTCGGTAAATCCCCTTGACCGGCCATGGTGAGGCGCCATCCGAAACCAGCTCGCGTAGCGCGTCCGCGCCGTCCGCGCGAAGCATGTCGTTTGCGTCTTTGCATCCTTCCGGCCAATCGACGTACCAGAATTTGGCCGATCCGAGGATCCGCACCATATCGGCCCGCAAGCTATGACCGGCCTCATCCCCGTCTCCGCACCAGATGAATTTCTTGACACGGTTCAGGCCCGCTTTGAGAGCTTCCTCGACATAGGCGTAGCCGCGCTGTTCTCTCGGATCGTTCGCCGGTTTCGCTTTTGCTCCATTCGGCACAGACAGCACGCGATCGGGAGGCACGCCAGATTCGACCAATGCGCAAGCGTCGAGCTCCCCTTCCACGATGAACACCTCTGCCGGGTTCGCCCGCAGGACGCGCTCCAAGTTCCAGAATGACAGCTTGAAACCGCCCCCCGCGACGAAGGCTTTTTCGGTAATCGACCGCGCTTTCCAACCTGTCCCATATTTGAAAAATACCGCCTCTGTTTTCTTGCCAATGTCAGGAAAGAACGCCGTACCGGAGGCGACGCCCAGCAGCGCCAAAGTCTCCTCGGTGAGCGATCTCTCGGCGCCCCACGCTGTGGCCGTCCTCGTGATCCGAGACGCCGCCAGTCCAACCACAGTGCCAACAGTTCCAACGTGCGCCGTCTGCATCGATCCTCACCGCCAAACATCGATCCCGTTTTTTACGCCGTGATGCACTGCATTGTGGGCATTGGGTGCGCTGCTCGCCGAACTTAAATCGCACCCGAATACCGAGCCGATCTAGCTTGCTGGCTACCATCGGTCGCCTCGCAATCTTGCTTGCTCCACCTCATCAAGGTCGTTGCGACCTCGAATTATTGCGCCGATGTATTCGCGCGGGTCTTGCCGATCCGCAGACGCCTCAATCGCCGCTCGCGCTTGATTAATTTTTCCGCCTTTGGA